CCTCGATCCTGCGCCTGTACCTCAGTTGACCTGGAAGGTCTGCATCTGGTAAGTCGTAGTCTTCATCCCAACCAAGCTCTTTTGCTCGGTCAGCTGCACTCAGATAAACTTGTAGAGTGTCCGGATGAGGGAAAACTCTCGCGAGAATCTGAAAACCTTGTCTACTTGTCATAGCGTAGCCAAGTAGACGTATCACCCATTCATGACGCTCCCGTTTCCTATGACGTTCTGGGAACACCATTCGTTGAACAAGTTCAAATTCTGGGCGATGCGGTTGACTGTGCTGCCACCAATATCCCAAGAAATGAGTGTGATTCTCATCATACCTTTGGGACTCATCGGACGTGTCAGTGATCGTAGTTTTCTCTACGCTCAAGACAAATCCCAGATCGGATGCGGCTGATGCAAGTTGTGATTTCGACAATCTTGCATTTGAGCCAACAATGACGTCGTCACCCATCACTAACACCCGATCATGCGGAAGGCTGTGACCAGTCACTTTCTCCCACATGTACGACACGAGGATCAGATTCACGATCGAATCAATAATCGATGTGAACGCACTTCCCGAAGGAACTCCCTTGTGCTTCTGATAAACGTGGCCGTCTGGAGCGATGATTCTGGAGTGGATGAAGTCATTCACGTACTTTCTCCACACCGTCAATTCCTGCTCATCAAGTTCGAGATGCGTTCGCGCCACACGAAATGCATCATCAATCATGCGTGCTGGAATCGTAGAGTCGAACTTCGAAAAATCTAGCGAGTAAACGTACTTGTACCTCGTTTCGATTTCTGCGATGATTGCGGCTCTTTCGTGTCCTCGGAGTCCCCAGACGAATGGCCTCGCCTTAAAAAGGTTCTCCATGACTCGCTTACTGTAACGCGTCCCCACAATAGTCGTAGGAAGCGGCGCCATCCAAACGAGCCTAGTTTTTGGACCAGAAGCCCCAGGCTGAACGCGCCGACCAAATACATAGGGGTCAAAACCGCGTTTGCCTTCAATAATCCGTTTGGCCAACCGTGCCCCTTGTTCAAGGTGATCACGATTAGGACCGAACAGAGGAGCCCCAGCGTAGCTGTTAGGTAAAATGTACGAACCCACAACTTCTTCCACGCTGAGAGGCTGCTTCCCTCTTTCCTTACCACCTGCAGTGTCATAGACTGCACGAATGGCGCCTTTATAGGCGTCGGAACTGAAGGGTCCAAAACCATCTTCGGATGAACCGTAATTTGGTAGGACTCCAGTGGGAAATGCAG